CAAGAATTTCATAACCGTTAATCTTGCAGTATTTAATTTTGACACGATCCGATTCACGAGATTTTTTAGGTTTGCCATAAATTGCTTTCAGTTGTTTGTCCTCTAGGGTGCCTTCAAATGCGGTCACGTTCCCAGGATACATGTTAAGCGTTGTTCTGTCGTAGTCTACATAGTAGTAGTCAGCAACGCGGATGGTGTCTTCCATAAGCCATTGGCTTAGATTTTGGTCGCCCACACCCAGCGTTTGCAAGGTGGTGATGGGCGCAGAGTCGGGGTACATCCGCTGGTATTCGTCTTTGGTGATGTCTTCAGTGATGAAGCACCACTTGGCGTCTGCACCAGTCGGGTCTTGGATGGTTGGATCCATGTAGACGCTGAATGAGTTGCGTACACGGCCAATCTTGATGTCTTGATCGAATGTGTTTTCGTCACAGTATTCAGTCAGGATGCGAATGTAACCTTCGCCGTAGGAGACTTGGTTTTCGCAGGCCGTGTCGTAAGCAACGTCGGCGTCGCTGATGTATTCGATGTGCCTGACCATGCCGTTGAAGATTTCTGCGACTTCGATGTCTGCGTGGTCATCGGCTGGAATAACTTTGCCACTTGGACGGTTTTGCCTTTGGTCATTGGTCACCTGTCTTACGTGCTGGGGTAACTTATTGATCGTCAAACACGGTCTGGCGTTAATCGTTTGACCTTGCACCGCACCACGAGTTGCCAACACATCTGCTGGCCATTGCCAACGGTTGTCGGGCGAACCAGCGTAGAACTTCAGGTCGTCAATTTCATCTTCACGCGATTCAGACAGTGCGCCAATCGCCATGTCCAAACGCGATCGAGCAGTTGCTAAGATACTAGACGATGAGTCCTTGTCTTTGCCACCGTTGGCCACAGCACCGGCTGCGGCGATGCCTGTGTAATCTGCCATTATTTTTTAGCCTTTGGTGCTGCACGTTTAACAGCGTAAGCAATTGCAACAGCCTGTTTCACCGGCTTACCAGCTTTAACTTCGGCCTTTACATTCTTGCGAAAGGCTTCGGGTGTTTTGGATTTAACGAGCGGCATTTTATTTCTTCTTCGCAGTCTTAGCTGAATCTTTGAAGTCTTTAGCCGTTGGCGCGTTTTTGCTGCCAGGCTTGTTCATTTTTTCGCCAGAACCCGCTTTAATGCGTGCCTGCTTGGCGTGAATGTTTGCATAGAGTCCAGGTTTGGTAGCCATATCAACACTTCCATCGTTTAAGGGCTGCTTTAGCGCGTTCGCCGTCTTTGGCGTTGGCCGCTACAGCGCCCATTCTTGCACAAAATGAATCTTTACGGCCTTGGTCAGCCTTGGTCTTAGGGTTTGGTGCTGGCGCTTTAAGGTTAGAACCCGTTGCCGCATTGTACTTCTCGCGGCCTTTGGCAGTCAAACCAGCGCCCTTGGACGTGGGTAGCTTCTCGCCTCGACCTACTGACAGTGAGACCGTCTTCTTCATTTAACTCCCCATCCATGATGCGTTGACGCCGGTGCCCTGCGCGTTCACGCGGCGGGTTGGTTCAACATATTGTCGATGTGCTACAGGAAATGCAAATGTAACAGCAATTGCGTCGGCAGCATCAGGGGACGCTAGCCCACGCGATTTCATGTCTTTCTTGCTTTCCAAGAAAATTGTTCCACGTGAATCAGGCTTCATCATAGGCGAAATCAGATCCGTTTTCAAGAACCGATCGTTTGGAATCGCCGCCGTCTTTAGCCACTCCCTCATGTCACCCCACATCTGCGCACGCATATTGCCATACATGATCGGGTTTTTAGCCTTGTTTCCAAAGTTCACGCCCTTGATCTTGTACCGCTGCTCTTTCAACCGATCCACAATACCAGCGCCCAAGCCACCTTCGTCGATCACGACCAGCGTTGGCTTGAATTCTTCAATTGCTTCGATCACGTGCCCGACCACCGTCATGGTGTCGTCCCCACGGTGGCGCATGATCTTCACAATGTCGCGCCCCTGCCTCACCGCGATGACCGTGGCGTCCGCTCCGAACCGTGCGGGGTCTACGCCAATCACAATCGGTGCGCTCAGGTCTTGATACTTAATTCGTTTCATGGCGTCGTCCACTATGTCGGCGCCAATGAACTGGTCGTCCCCCGCGTTGGGGAACTGACCGTACACCTCAACGTGCGCCTGTGCCGAGTCTGGCCCATATTCGTCAATAATGCGCTGATATACCGCCTTGTCGGTGCCTTCGACCGTCCTTGCGTCCACCACACGGGTGCGCCAGAACTCACGTTTGCTGTTAAACGCCTCGTAGAAGTACCCAGTGTTGCGACGTGGGTTGGAAAAAGCCATCCAAAAGCGGTTTGGCGTGTTTTCTGTGAAAAAACCACCCGTCACCGCCCAAATTGAGTCGTCAATACCACTGGCTTCGTCAAAAACCACCAGCACACCGTCAAAATTGTGTACGCCAGCGTACGCATCAGGGTTTTCCGCTGACCATAGTCGCCCCTCGACGCCCCAGTAGCGTGTGCCCTTCTTCAAATCGCGCTCGACCAGCTCAGTTAGCCACTTGGCAGGCATCACTCGAGTGGCTGACACCTCAAACCAGTGCGAGTTAATCGACATTGCCAGCCATTTTGTGATCTCGGCCCAGGTGATTGAGCGTAATTGCGATTCACTGTTGGCCGATATGATGGTTGTCGAGCCAATCCTGGTCGCCACCATCCATATGGTTATCCAACTGACCAGCGCCGACTTGCCAATACCACGGCCAGACGAGATAGCCTCTTGCAATACGCCAAAGTCCGTCTTGCCCTGGTTCAGCTTTATATGCTCCGCAATATCCAGCAGCACTTCGCGCTGCCATTTGCGCGGGCCTTGGAAGTGCTCCAGCGGTGTGCCCTTGACGCCCCAGGGAAAACACAGCATCACAAACGCCAGCGGGTTATCCTTAATGGCTGGGCTCCATAGCCGCGCCATAAGTTCTTGCTCATCTTCCGCTGAATATATGGTGGTCTGCATGGTTATGGCCGATGTGGGTGGTACCAAACTTCAGCTTGCTGCCGCGCTGCAACCGCGTCGTCTAGGTTTTGAAACACCCCAAGATGTGTGGGTTTTCCGTTTACTTCAATGTGAGCTTGCCAACGTTGGTCGCGTTTGTGCCATGTTACGCCCAAATACCCAGACGCGCTTTTGGTTTTGCGGGCGCGGTTTTGATGGTTTTGAGCGCATGAAACATCGCGCAAATTGGCTATTCGGTTGTCGGACGTAATATGGTTTATGTGGTCTATTTGACCTGTAGGCCAAACACCATGCGCATACAACCACACTAATCTGTGCACTTTATGCACTTTGCCGTCTACGCTGCACTGCAAATACCCCCTAGTGCCTGGGGTACCTACAAGAGTTCCTGCGGGTTGATTTTTAATTTTCACGTTGCGCGTGAACTGCCCTGTGGTCGGGTTGTAGCTGAACAGCATCTTCAGCCGTTCTTGCGTTAAACTTGAGTGAGTCATTGCCGTCCTTTTCACGGTTGTTGATTAGAAGCCCTGCATCGTTTCCGCGTTGCGGGGCTTCGTCTATTGTACCCATGTTTATGACGCGCTTTTCAGCTTCTCTGAGCGCGCCGATGATGCTGATGCGCTGATCGACATCAATACTGATGGACTGCTTGGCCACCCAGCCGTGTGAGTGTTGCAGGATCGCCAGCGCCGCTTTGGCGTCGCCTTCGGTCGCTGCTTTGTGCAGACACTTAGACATCTCCAGTTCGCCGTCGGCTTTGCCCTTGAGCGCCGCCATGTCCGCTATGGGGTCTAGTTCGCACAATTGCCGGTATTCTGTCGGCAACATGCCGGAGGCCAGTGCCAATGCGTCGCCCTTGAGGCCGAGCTTGGCGGCTTCGTAGATTTTGTTTAACCGTGCTTCGGTTGCGACAACCTTGCGCGGCTCAAATGGAAGACTGTGAAACATGCGCCCGAATATACCAAACGTGGGTCATGTGGGTCATATTTTTAAAAATTAAAATTAAAAAAAAATTGTTTGTAAACCCTTCGTCACCGTGACCCATCGGCCACCGGCCCTACCCCCTCCCCCCTTGGTTCCTTACACCATCCTTACAGCACTAAGTTAGTGAGTGCTAACTAACATACCTGGCAGCAGTGAGCGCTAACTAACTTGCAGCAAAGTGAGTGCTTACTAACTTAGCCTGGCGAAGTGAGCACACACTAACCTGGCCATGTTAGTGGGTACTAACCTAAAAAGTGTGGGCAATGTGGGTCATTTGAGAATTACCCCCCATCAAAGTATTTAATTTAGGTAATATTGTAGACTATAAGGTTTCAATTTATATGTATATCGTAACTTTATGGCGTATAGAAAACGATTGTGGACGTGTGGGTCATTTGGTTTTGCGGTCGCCGCCTATATACATGGTTATATAGCTATATAGTATTACATATAAATCAGTGATGAACTTCTTCTAAAATAATGGGTATATTGTCCACAAATAGAAAAAACTCAATGTCTATATACCTTTTATGTGGGCAATTTGGCACGTTTTCAAACTGTCCACACTTTACCCAAACTATCC